TGTCAGGCATGACGTTTGCCAACTTGGCTAGAGGGCTACCGTCATACGCCACACCACTGATGTCATTTGTTTTGAGCCAGTCACAGGCTGCTTTGAGATCTTGCGTGGTGGCATCTCCTTTCTTGATACGACTCAAAAATTCTTGAGTGACTAGCAGATGCAGTTCATTGAACTGATCTTCTGTTGCTTTCTTTTTACTTGCCATTGCGTATAGCTCTGTCGAGTTTTTCTTCGATACGGACCATGTGTCCTTCTACACGCTCGATAATCCTAGAGATCTCATCCTTGGTCACATAGCTTTGGGCGGAGGCTAGCTCGATGCCATCAACGCGCCTATCTAGACCATCAATACGTTTGTGGACGTTGGTTATTCGGTTGTGAATACGATTGTTGATAGCAGCGAGGCCGCCTACCAGTGCTACTGCTGCTGAAATAACAGCTTCAGTCACCAGCCATGCCCTCTACTTGCCATCTGTACCTTGAATATCAGGTACGCGATCAGAATCATTAGTAGTAGTGACGCTATCATTTCCATTAACTAAAACAATCGGTACGACGTCGTGACATAAGACTTCTACCCGACTTCCAGGGCGAAAAGTAAAACCTTGTTTCATAATACTTGCACAATGTTTTACCCGACTAAGTTCATACTGGAGCCGAAGATGTTGCTCATGTCTGCGTGCAATTTGTTTGCACTGTTCTATCATCCCACCGTCAAGCGGGAACATAAAGTTGAGCTGCATTCCGTAATTGTTAGACCTGACATAACCATCAGCTTCATACGGAATAGTGTCATTGCCCATGTAAAACGGTGAGAACGTCAGTGTCCCACCATTGCATGAGTTATTTGCACCAAATACTTGTCTGCTGGGTGCACCATTATTTTGGAATTGCACGGCCTGATTAGTAACATTGCCAACTGCAGATGCAGCCGGTGATGTTTGATTGACAACCTCAGGTTCTGCAAGTACAGGTGTTGTTATTGTGAGAAGATAGAGAGCGAGGTAGTAGTAGAAGTTTGGTCGATTGTTTCTGTGATGTCGATCGTTTCTACAACCCCAGCGTCTCGTGTGGTGATCTCTAAAGACCATGGATCTCCAGCGGTGGTTACTGAGAATGTTGTGCCGTCTCCTGCAATATCTGAGCTAGGAGTGACATTGCTGCCGCTCCACGAGGTGTAGTCACCTCCCATAATTTCTTGCTCAATAGTTCTACTGATGTCAACCGTAGTTGTTGTGGTTGACTGCATACTGCCTTGTGTAAAACTAGGCGTTACAACGTTAGCGTGCACAGGACTACTTAACAGCAGCAAAAATAATACTTTAGTAGTAAGTTTCAAGACTTTTTCTCCCTAGAAATAGAAAACGCGGAAGCCAATGTCCCGCTCAAAATACTGGCGATATAGGTGGGATCCATCTTTTCCATCCATCCCGCATAGTTAGCAGTGAGCATTGCACAAGCCCAACACAGAACTAAGAACTGGACGAATCCAGCTTTCCCTTCTTTTTTGTTAGGCGCGTCCACATCTGTTTTAGGACGGGCTTGCTGATCGTTACTATCCATTTGAAAACACTGGTTGCTGTAAGAGTTGCCGCAACAGAGATCACAGCCGTCGTGCCAGCGGCGACCATGATCTCGTTAGTTGGCATAGGCACCGTGACATCCGTGAACGGAACTTGGAGGTTTTGAACCTCGGGAGGTGCTGGGGGTTTAGCAGGTGGTTTTTTGGTGGATTCTTCTTTTGTCGATCCCTTGACTCCTGGAGGAGGCCTAAGGTCGTTAGGAGGGACTACAAGGGGCTTGTAATACGGGAGCTTTGCCCGTGGTACATCGAGTACAGGTACGGGCAGTTGTAGCGCCTCAGGGAGGTCTATGGACGGAAGAACAACAGGTTCTCCTAGGTCCATCAAGCCTTCCTTTTTTTGATTTGCATACTACGACGTTTGGCCTTCTTAATCATTGGCGCAAAGATCTTCATGTGAGGGTTGTACTTCACATCAGTCTTTGTAGGTTTTACAGCGTCTTTGATAGAAGGCCAGTTCTTTTTACTGGCCATAATTGATTACATGTCGAGTCCTTTTTTGACGATGGCTACTGCCTGGTCGTCGAGTTCTGTTTCGGTACTAGCTGCTAGTTTTTCCAGAAGGGAAATGATCAGCTCTTTAACTGCTTTGGTCTGCACAAAAGAGACCAGGATAGGGCGAATAAGTACAAGCATTGTTAAAAGTATTAGTCAGTGACCCATGGAAATCCATAGGCAGTTGTTTTCGACTGTACGGATAAAGATTCTTTTGCTTCTGTTTCGTATAAAGAAACTTCCTCTTCACCCAACAGCTCTTTGACCCAGCCAATTACGTTGGCTTCTGTAACGTCGCTATAAGGAACTTTTAGATCACCTTTGAGTTCAAGCAACACGACGGACTCACCTTGGAGTGCGGCTGTTCCGTCTTCTGTTGTCGGTTCTTCGGAGTCTTTAGCAAGACACCTCGCCTCGACCTGTAAGATTTTGCCTGTTGCAACTTCGCGGTTAAGCGAAGTAATAGACCAGGACGTTGAAATAGTCATTTGATTAAATGTTTAGGATCCGTATGAATTTGCAATATCACCTTCCGGTGGCGTGTGGCCGCCCATGTGTTCAGGATCTGGGGGATTTTGGACAGCAAGGTGTTCTTCCAACTCAGTTACTTTCTCTGCTAGATACGAGTAACGGCCTGACGATCGCAGCACTTTTTCGTCGTCACACAGCGGGTTATAGATCCATCCAGTCATAAGATATTTGAGTTCATTTTTGGGAGCAACTCCACGATGTAGATATTGATGCGTTGCTGGAAAAATCAACAACTTACCGGCTTTTGGCTGGACACGAGTGCCATCACAGAATTCTGTGTACCCCTTGTGTTTGACATCATTCAGGTAAAAGATAAAAGTTAGAAACCGGCTCATACTTGCATCATGGTGCCAGTCATAAAAACCGCCAGGTGATGTTCGCTGTATTTGGTAACCAATATCAAACCCTGAGCTAAAGTCAGTTTTACACACAGCACCATTGTTCATGTGCTGTTCATACTTATACAAGCAATTAGATAAGGCATTGCAAAAGACTTTATCCTCAACCTCCCATTCGGGCAGTTCAGAGATCATTAGATCAGTTGACTGCTTCACTCCGACAGCATGACCGCCTGCGGTAACTCCTGGGTGAATGTTTGGGTCTTGCTCAAATTTGTTAATAACGGACTTACAAAACTCAGGAGAAAGCTGTTTAGGTGAGGTATAAATTGCTTTACGGAATAGGTTGTTTCCCAAAGAAAAGTTCATGGTGGAGTAAACGTTGTAATGATTCAGGGTTTCTGTATAAGGTCCAATCAGAGTGCCTAGCAACTTTGTCTGGATAATGTCTATAAGACAGAAGATCAACTGCGTACACACAATCTTCTGTTGTGGGTATCACAAAGTTAGAGAAGTGATAGTCATCGAAAGTCCATTCGGAGTCGCGTTGTACGACATCCTCCAGAATTACTTTTCGGAATGTCGATAAGGTGCCTATGGCACATCCTTTGATGTACTCAACTTCTATGGTTAAAAGGTTATCCTTAATCTCAAAATCAAACAAAGGGACTTTTACACGATTAAAATCTTCTGACTGTAACCGTGTAAGTCTCTCTGCAAACATCTCCGGGTGTTCGCAATAGACGTGTTTAGTCAATACCATTGACTGCATCACATCCTGATGCAAACACCTAGATCCGTTTTTTATCAGGTCTTCATGATGTAGCACAGGGCGTAGTACGGAGGACGGTTGTCAAACGAAGAGCCGCTACCCGTTGAGCCTGTAGTACCTGCACTCACGGCAGAGGTGTTAGCAGTTGCGTTACCGGTATTGTTCAGTTGAGCAGTGCTAGTTTCTGGTGAAGAGTTACCAGTGTTAGACGCACCTGAGGATGTGGTGTTAGGTGCGGAGTTACCAGTGTTGCCACCACCACTTGCATTGGTGTTTGAAGTGCCAGAGTTGGTGTTGTGTGAGTGGTTGCCAGCACTGTTGGTGTTGTGGTTACCACCGCTGCTTTGCACATACCCTCGCATTGGATGGTTGGAGGAGTATGGGTTTGAATAGTCGCTAGTTTCACGCCTAAAGTAAAGGCTGTGTGAGTGAGAACCCGTATTACTCGTACTGTGAGTGTGCGAGTTCATGTTGTGGTTGTGGTTCGGAGTCGAGTGACTATGCGAACTCACAGAGTGACTATGGTTTGGCGTTGAGTGCGAGTGGGCATCCACGTTATGGCTGTGGTTGGCAATCGAGTGCGCGTGACTATTGACCCCGTGGCTGTGGTTACCAGTGCTGTGCGTGTGACCCGGCAGGTTGCTAGTTGAAAGAGTGATGCTCGAAGAGCCACCAGTCGCATCAACTGCGTAGCTGCTGCCTGCACCAACGATGAACCTGTTGTATAGATCAGGAGTACCGTTGTTGCCGTCGCAAATAACGTATCCACTAGGAATAGCGTTTTGTGCGCCAGACCACATGAGGATTGCACCCGCAGGGACAACACCATCGCCTTCAAGGGTGGTAGCGGTCAGTGTTCCGGTTACGGTTGCACCGCCGGAAACTACCTCAAGCTTTTTGTTGTCGTTGTGATACAGCTCACAACCACCATTGCGGGTGAACTTAATTAATTTCTCGTGATTAACATCACCACCTGAGGTGCCCCGAATAGTGAAGTCAGAACTGCCAAGACGGACATCCATAATCCTGCCGTGGTCGCTGCTACTCATTAGGTTCAGCTCACCGGCCAAGTTGATGTCGCCAGTTATCTCAAGACCGCCAGTTACTTTTGCACCATTAGAGACGGTTTGAAACTTTAGAGCGTTGTCGTAGTAAAGCTCGCAACCGCCATCTACATCAAAAACTGCAAGGGTTTCGCTGTCGTGCTTTGTAATTCTGACCCTATTGTTGGAGCCAAGACGAAGCTCACCATCTCCTTCCTCTTTGATGTAAGAGTTGTTTGTGTCATGGTAAATGTTCAGGTCATTACCTGCGCCAAGACGAAGCCTTACGCTGTCAGCAAGCTTCAGGCCATTACTTGAGTCATAAGTGACCTTGCTTGCGTCAATGTTTACCGGACCATCCACATCAAGCGAGTCGCACTGGACCTCGCCAATTACGTCGATGCCGTCTGATTTGGTTTCAAACTTCAGGCTATTGTTGTAGTAAAGTTCTACCTCGGCACCAGTCTTGAAAAGGGCCGCGTTATTGCTATCTGAGCCTTTAATTTGTACTTGGCTGCCTTGAATACGGAGAGCGCCAGTACCAGAATCTTCAATAAGGCTATTGCTGCCGTCGTGATAAATCTCAAGGTCGCTTGAACTGCCCAGTCGCAATTTTTGATTGTCTGGCATTTTTGCGCCAGTGCTGTCAATTTGCATCCGAAGGGTGCCAGCACTTGTGAGATTGATGTCTCCGTCCTGCACCACTGACACGTTTGACGTGCCGTTGGTGATAGCAGTGCTGTCGATTGCAGTGGTGGTTGCCCCAGTGACTCGACCTTTCGCGTCAACTGTGATCGAAGGAATAGCAGAGCTAGATCCGTAAGTACCTGCTCCCACACCTGATGCAGGCATGTTGTCGAGGTCTTCCCGCAGAAGCGGGCGGCCACCTGCAGTAGATCCGTCGTGGACTACCGCTGTATCTTTAGTTGTATCGACCGTGACTTCACCTTCGGCACCCGTAAACGAGCTGTGCTGAGAGGTGGTTCCGCGTCGGAGTTTAAGTAGTTTTGCCATTATTAGAGAGTGCCGAAGTCGATTTGCAGGTTGTTACCAGAGACGGTGCCTACCTCAGTGAGGTTGTTGTTATTGCAATCAAGGGCTCCTGCCAGTTCAGGCGTAGAGTCGTCAGAAACGTTCTGAATACCTGAATTAGAAGTAATACCCAACCAAGCTGAACCGTTGTAGTTTTTCAGTGTGTTACTGGTGGTGTCAAACCAAAGGTCACCAGCAGAAGGGCTGCTAGGTGCGTTGGCAGAAATTTGATACTCATCTGCATAACGATTGACATCGCCAATACTGCCTGCAACGGTGTTGATATTGCTGGAATTAGAATGAACAGAGTTGATGTTCGATGTGTTACCAGCAACAGTAGTGACGTTGCCTGAGATACCGGCAACAGTAGTGACGTTTGCATTGATACCAGCAACAGTATTTATGTTGCTTGCATTAGCCTGAACAGCATTGATATTGGTCGCATTTCCAGCAACTGCATTGATGTTGCTTGCATTATTTTTTACTGCATTGATGTTCGTAGCATTGCCTGCAACAGCATTGATGTTTGTTGCGTTCCCTGCTACAGCATCGATATTAGTTTCGTTATTTGCGACAGCAGTAATATTACTTGCATTGCCAGCAACGGCATTGATATTTGATGCGTTACCTTGTACTGCGTTGATGTTTGTTGCGTTACCAGCAACAGCAGTGATATTAGATGCGTTGTTCGCAACTGCTGTGATGTTAGCCGCGTTATCTTGGTTTGCAGTAATCGGATCTTCGATAACAGTAATGCTGTTACCCATACCGCTATGGTTCTGGCAAATGTATGCCAGGTTGGTTGCAGCATCAGGCACCTTAAAGATGACTGACGAACCTTGTGTAGTTACGCCAGTGGAGTAAGCACTACCGCCGCTAGTAAATCTCAGCGGGTGGTTGTTATTGCTCGAATGGGATTGATCGAAGGTATAGGTCCAACCTTTGCGAAGCGACAGGACAGGTGCCTGAACACCATCGACAACGAACTTACCGCCAGAAACAGTGATTACGAAAGTAGCTGCACCTTCAAGGGTGTCAGCAACAACCTCAACAGCACCGCCAGAGCCACCTGCGATTAGTGAATCCGAAACAGAACCCAGATCGCTAGAGGTTGAGATGTCGTTTGCAACAACAGCAATATCGTTGAGCTGACTGCTGTCAGGCGTGATCTTGTCGTATGAAGAGCCGTTGTAGGCCTTCATCACATCCTGAGCTGTGTTGTAGTAGAGGTCGCCTTCCTGCAAAGAAGAACCATCAGCACGAGCTGTTGGGTCAGCGGGAGACACGCGATAGCGATCTGCAAAGTTGTTGATGCTTGCAGAGTTTGTACCTGCGGCTACAACGTTGGTGATGTTGGTCGCAACAGCTGTGACTTCAGTCGCCTTTGGTTGCAGGCGGTGGAACGCATAGGTGTGAAGGGTGCCAGTCGTTTCAACGATCACACCAAAACCAACGGGGAGGGTTTGGGTCACACCTGTGATTGTCACTGTGTTACCAGTACCAGCTCCATTGGCGATGGTGACCGTGTTACTAGAAGGAGTCAGAGTGGCAGACAGAGCCTTGATACTGACAAGCTGAGTCGTACCTGTGTTTCCCTGAGGGTTAGTAGAAGGGAAGCTCGTCTCGTTCGCGATCGGTGTAAAGCCCCCAACGTCATCAATGAGGTCAATAATCCGAGCGTCGATAGCAGCAGTTGTAGCAACGTGACCGTCACCACTAGACCACGTATTCCCAGAAGCAATAGTTTCACTAGAATCCTGACGGAAGTAACGACCATCAGATGCTGAACTACTAAGGAACTTTGTGTCAGAAGGTGTATGATTAGCCTGCTGTGAATTAGTGACAATGACAGGAGCGTTCCTAATAAATGCGTCACTGTTCGAGTTAGTTTCTGTCCAGTTAGGTTGGACGTTGACCTCAGCACCGGCTGCAATGCCAGAGAGCTTTGTCTTCTCAGCGTCAGTGAAGGCGTTTGTATTGGTGTTGCCTTCGTACAGACCTTTGATCTCAGTACCGGTTTGGTCTTGAGTAGCACCGGCTTCGATGCCAGCAAGCTTGCTTTTCTCTGCATCATTGAACTCATTTGTGTTTGAGTTCGATTCGTAGCTGGACTTAATCTCGGCAGCGGTTTGATCTGCTGTAGCTCCAGCTTCAATACCAGCAAGTTTTGACTTTTCTCCGTCGTTAAACTCGTTAGTGTTAGCGTTTGACTCGTAAAGCTGTTTGATCTCAGCGGCGGTTTGATCTGCTGTAGCCCCAGCTTCAATACCGTTGAGCTTTGCGTGATCGGCGTCTGTAAATACGTTTGAATCCCCTGCAGCTTCTACAGCAGCACGAATCTCTGCATTGGTTTGATCGCCAGTTGCACCTGCCTCAATCCCATTCAGCTTGGTGTGGTCAGCATCCGTAAAGACATTTGAGTCAGTAGCAGCTTCAACAGCAGCTCTGATCTCGGCATCTGTTTGATCTGCCGTAGCGCCAGTCTCGATCGTATCGAGCTTCTGACCATCGGCTGCCACATCTCGCCCATCGACAGTTCCAGAAACTGTGATGTTTCCAGTAACCGCATGAGTGCCAGTAACGGTAGTTGCTCCTAGAGCTGCAGTGCCTGTAGTGACTACGTTCTGGCTTCCGAAGTTTGGGTCAACCTTTGTGCCGTCGATCGCTGCAGTTGCCGAGATGTCTTCATCGACAATCGTCCCGTTAGCAATTTTTGCTGACGTGATCGAGTGATTAGAGATTTGGTTTGGACCTATCGGATCTTCCGCAAACAGTCGTAGCTGTTCGAAGTTCTCGTTCAGATCTTCACTCTTAATAGAAGAGCCTGCAGCGAACGTAGCTTTAAGTGCGGCTACACTTGTTTGACGGTAGATGCGAATTGTTTGTGTTCCAGTCGGGACGTTGCCTGACGTGAACGTGATTTGTCCACCACCCGTAGTGGTGTAATTTGAAATGGTGTAGTGGGTAGAAACTGTTTTATCTACGCCGTCTACAGACACTCTTACGTCTGTTGCTTTTAAGCTTTTGAACGCAAAAGAGAATGGACCTGCACTACCACCTGTATAAAAAGACTCTGCCATTACTTGATCTTGAGTTCAGGAAGTACGATTCGAGATTCTTCTGGCCGGGTGGCAGCCCTAGATCTGATGTTATTTATATCTGCACGGCGCTGTTCTTCAATAACTGCCTGCGCTTCTGGGGTCTGACTGACCTTCGCCCAAGCAAATTGACGTGCTCTTTCGAGCCTTGATTTAATCAAATCATTGTGCATGTAGGCTTCCATCGGTTCGAGCCCTTTTGCTGTGCTATTGCCCATCACACCACGCAGTTGATCATTACGCATCTTCGCCATCGACTCTTTTACCGATGGACGTTGTGCAATCTCGTCTAGGATTTGCTCTAAGTTGCGTCCTTGGCCATCACGATAATCGCCCATGGCCTTCATAAAAGCAGACCTCAAGCGTGGGTGCTCACGCAAAGAAACAGAAGGCTGTCCTACACCAGACGGTGTGCTGGTAAATGATGTGCGGAAGTCGTATTGAGACTCAATAAGTAGCTTACGTCCAGGACCACCATCGAGGTTGAACTGAACTGGACTGACAGCATTGAAGATACGTTCAAAGAAGTTCCAGTCACGCAATGGCTTACCTGTAAGGAAGTCGTACTTCATAGGCAGATCTTCATAAGTCAAGGACTCAGAAGCCAGGTTGCGGTTACGGATTGCATCCATCAAACTCTTGTCGAGTTCACGCATTTGAGGGTTGATTGCCTTGCCGATGTCGTTTCGCAGTGCAGCCAGCGGGACTGTGTTGTTAAGTAGGTTGCCTACAACGCTCGCTCCATTTTTCTGGAAGTCACCATTGATCATCTCGACAAGTTGATTCAGGCCAGACATATATGACTTGCCTGTGATGTTCATGCCTACAACAAAAGCAACCCGTGCCAAGTGATCCTCCGCGTATTGAGGACCAAGTAATGCCATGTTGTCGCCAATATCAGCTATCGAGGACAGGATCTGACCAAAGGGTTCGAATGAGTCATAAGTGACCCACGTGTTACCAATGCGAATGCTGCGAGGTTTCCATCCAGCCGCTATCCATTGCTCTTTTTGTGCAATGTTCTGCGGTCCGTTGCCAGTGATGTTGCCTGACATGTAGGCACCGCCAGCCATCATTACAACCGCACTACCAATAGCCTGCCGACCTCTAATCAAAGCCTTAGCTGCAGCAAGCTCGTCCGCATTCGTGATGCCGTCTTGCAGAACTTCTGATAAATCGTCTGCTGTAGCTCTGACGATACGTCGAGTCCTACTCAGCATGTGAGTCATAAGCGGCGTATGTTTCGCAGTCATGGCTAAGCCATTGATACCCGTTCGAGCAAACAGGAAGAACGGTTTCAGCATTGGGTACTGATTGAACAAGCTATCAAGGCCTCTGGCCATTCCGGTCAGGTCTTGTGTGAGGGTTGCTTCTTTTACCTGACTCTTGAGGAACATGTCAGATTCGAGATCTATGTTCCCTTCTGGGTCAAGTAGCTTGCTGTAAAAATCATCCTCATACTTCCTGGCGGCCTTTGCATCCAGCTCAAACGTGTCAAGCTCTTGCATGACTTTCAGCATTGACTTCTCACGTGCCCTCGCACGAGCCATGATCAGACGAAACGCATCGTCAGTAGCTGCCATCAGTTTTGTTGAATAGGTCAGCAGATTGCTGTTATTCATTTCACGGGCAATGTTGCCAATGAAGTAAACAGCTTTGTCACCGGCAGTACCACGACTCATGGCGTAGTCACCAAGCATCTTCCACTGCATATCTTCTTTAGTGGTCTCGATGTACCTGGTGTTCAATGTAGAAATGTCGCCAGACCAATAACCGTCAAGACGTGACTTGAAGAACTTAAATGCTTCAGGAATTGTCTGCACCATGGCATTCAGCCCAGCCAAGGCTGCCTGCCTTTCTGCTTTAGCTGCCGCTCCACCATTGATCTGTGTAGCAGCACCAACAGCACGGCTCAGTGGGTTCAGATAAGTCAGGATGCCAGTACCAGTGGTAGCTCGCACTGGTGTTTTAGGTCCAGACAAGATGCTGTGAACAATCACACCTTGCAGCTCTTTGACTGCCATAGATGTTTCTTTCTTACCCATGATGTTTCCACCACGGAGCTTGGTCTTCAGGAACTTATCAATGTCTTTGAAGTTCTCGATGTTCTTTGACATAGAGAAAGCTTCGACTAGAGCATCTAGCAACTCAGGGTTTTGGTTCTTTCGAGACTGCTCTACAAGGTGATCAAAAGCATTGGCTGCACCTTCTCTTGCGTCTTCGATAGCAGCCATCATCTTGGCTTTGTCTTCTGCATGGATGTGACGGCCATCTAAGTATTGACCATCCTTACCCCAGGCATAACGTGTGCGCTTGGCGTAAGTGATACCTGCGATGTAGTTATCACGGAGTTGCTTGAGTGGACCGTCAACATCTTTGATGTCTGCCCATTGCCCTGCCTCACGGGCAGCCACAGCCACGTTTCTTGCTTGCTTGACCAGAGAGCCAACTAAGATGTCGGCTGCATAGATATTGTGTGCAGCAATCGCTGGGTCACCTTTCGAGATGTCTAGCAGTTCTTTCCACCACTCTTCAGGTTCCAGTTTGGTAGCGTCACGGCCCTGCATACGCTGGACACGTTCGAGCATTGATTTTGTTTGCGCTGACACCACACCGTTGTTTCGCTGAACGTCCTTTTGGAACTGTTTGTAGCGATCATCGTCCAGGACTTCTTTGGCAATACGCCGAATCTCAGATTCAGCAGCTTCACCAGACACACTGATTGTTTCTTTGGCTAGTGGTGTCAGAACTTCGTTCGTCGATCCCATTTCTGCACCCATCTCAGTCTCGATAGCATCGAGCTGTTGAGGTACTTTCTTTGGATCTTCAGGCGTAGCGTATGCAGCTTGGTGTGCATCACCGCCATTCTTCGCAGCTCGATAGCCTGGCTCGTTCAGCTCAGCAACGCCTTTCTCAACAGTGATTTTTTCTGCAGTTTTATTTCTCTGCTCTACCAGTTCTACTGCCCGTTGCGGATTAGAATCGCCAAAAATCTTAAAAAGAGAAAGATCGATGGCGGCTCCGATGCCCATGCCTTCGACAGTATTTTTGAAGGTCTTCAGGAGAGGGTGATCCTCATCCTTTGTGGCCAGCCAGCCAACAAAACCTTCCGTCCAAGGGACATGTTTTGCCAGCGCGGCTGATGCGTTGTCTTCTGTAGAGCGATTACTCAGTAGGTCTGCACCTGCACCCACCACAGCACCTTGCAAAAGTCTGTTGCTTTGCAGTGCTTTGGTGATCTGTGGCGCATATTTAAGACCTTTACCTCGGGTCAAAATACCAAGGCCACCAACAGCAACAGCGAGTGTTGTGTAGTGTGCAGCGTTTTCTAGAAACCCACCCCACCATGTCTTATTACGGCGTTGCGTAAGCTTGTCACCTAGCAGGTCAAAGTCAGGTTCACTGACCTCACCTGTAGTAGCCATATCGATTAGACGCTCAGGTGCGGTTTGAATACTTTGAATTGCACTAAGAGGTCCAGAGGTCAACGCCTGACCGATCTCTTTGAGCGGTGACATTTCTTCTGGTTCTTCCGGCTCTGCAATAGGTGTTGGGTTTTCTGCTGTTGGTTGTTGTTGTTGTTGTGCAGGTTCTTGCTGAGGATCTGCAGGCGTACCTGTAGCTTGTTCTTCCTCTCCAATGTACTGCTGATTTTGATCATCCAATAACGATGAAAAGTCAGTTGACCTAACTTCCTTTTCTGTATTTAGTCTTGGGTCCACATTAGTTACCGTAGTAAAGCTTGTGCTACACCAGGCCTGAGATTCTCAGGTTGGTTATATGGGGACTGTGGAATGGTATTCAAAATCGTCCGTAGACGACTAAGATCTGCAGCAGGTAAAAACTTCAGTCCACGCCATTCATTGATCAATCCCTGATTACTATTGTCTAGATTCAATCTCCACCTTGCTCTTGCTACTGCAAACCTATCCTGTGCTGCGGCATCAAACTTGTCGTCCATACTGAGACCAGTCAGAGGAAGAGTCTCTAATAGGGTTGCAGGGATGAACTGATAGCGTCCAGCTGCAAACAAAGCTCCAGGTGCACCCTTGGGTCGCCTTTGCCTTTCGATGATTTCTGCAATCGTCAGCTCAGTGATAGGCCGGTCATGACCGAAGTCACCCTTTGCACTGTCACCTGATTGGAATGCTGTATATCCGTTATTACTACCACCTTGATTAAATGCTGTGTATCCGCCATAAGCTTCGCTTTCTTTGCTGGCGATAGTGTCAAGGCCCCACTGCATGTCAGAGGTGAGAATCCGCAATGACTTCGAGGCGCTGGGAACACCACTAAGAAGCTGCCTTGTGGTTGGTTGAGAACCCTCTAGTACATTTCTGCTAAACAGTTCCTGTCCCGTCAACATCCTATAGTTTTCTTCTGCAATTTCATGAGCAGGCTTATCGCCGTCCCGTGCCATTAACTCAAAGATTCTAGGAATACTGCCGCGACCTTTTCCATACTCAAGTGTTTCTGCAAGAACATCATCTAGGCTTTTACCATTTAGGCCACCCGTGATTGCCTCGCCTTTAGCGTTACGCTCTCGTGATGCAGCAACAAAATCAGTTTGGGTTTTACTGAAATCAGCCTTTCGCCTAACTTCGCGGCCTAGCTCGCCGTTCCTAATCTTTTCCTTAACTGCCTCTAGAGCTAACTTATGTGCATCTTTTTCGTCAACACCGTCTTCTAGTAGGTCTTGCCGGATCGATTGATAATCTTCTTTGGCTTCGTATAGAGTTTCCTCTCCTATATCATTGAGTTCTTTAGTGCCTTCATCGAAGTACCCTTTCTCTTTAATCGTAAACGTAAGAGATTTTTCAGCTACTGCATTAAGTCCTGCCAGCTTCTGAGGATTGTTTGCAATGAGGTTCTTGACTCGCTCATAAGCTCCAGGGCTTAAGTTTGTGATATGACTCCTAACTAAGTAGCCGCCATTTGCTCTAGCAATGGCTTGCATACGTTCGACCTCTTGGTCTTCATCGTAGTCTTCACGTGTGGTGTAGTCACTGAGCCATGTAGGCTCACTTGTACCTAAGCCTCCAGAGATAAAGCGGTTTTTGAAGTCTTCACGAACAGCATTAGAAACTAATTCACCTCTAGAGTTTGCCTCTGCTACAACAGCTTCCCACTCATTTTGTAGTTGAGTGCGCTGTGCAGTTTCTAACTCTTCTCTACGTTGAATTTCTTTCGCTGTATCGTCTTGGAACTGACGTCTTAGTTGCTCGATCTGACGACCGAAAGCTTTTGGATCTCCGAAGGCTACTGTTTTTTTGAGTCCGTCGTGATAAAACTCATACTCAGCAAGCTGATCGACAATAGTGTCATCAACATGTCCATTCCTATGTAGTTCTCCTAGTAGTTCGAAAAACTTGTTGCGTGCATCGCCACGGCTTCCATAATCACCTTGGTAGCGATCGATGAAACCCAGCGCGATTTTGCCAACGTTCCCTCCAGATTTGATGTTTGCGTATAGATCATCTTCGGCTTCTGCCTGACGTTCTTTTTGTAGACGTGCAGCGAACTGCGTTCCCCAAGCTTTATTTTCAGTTTCCTCAAACCTACGCATAGGTTCGAATAGGTACTTGTTTAGAAGTGCTGGGTTTACATTATTAAACTGAACAAGGTATTTACGCCTGATAGCGGCCATAACCGCCATCCTCTCTTCGACAGAGTTCGCTGTAGCTAGAGTTACTTCCTGGTTACCGACTCTGATAGTGGCGGTTTCTGCCTCTTGTGCAAACCAAATTGGATAGTTGACAGCAGCATTAGCTGCTACTCCTTTTGCATAACCAAGTGCTTTGTGTCCTGACAGTTCACGGATCCTCTGACCAGCGAAAGCGTTGCCTTCTGCCTCGACAGCACCTGCGGTTCGACGGATCTCTCCGTCAACCCTTTCTACTTCGGCTTCGTCTTCGTCGAACTTCTGCATCGTCAAAGGGTCTAGCCCTTCTGCGTATGCCAGTTCGAGACCAGCAAGTTCATCTTCCTCGTTTTTTTCCTTCTGTCTTTCGACTAAGAAGTCTGTAAGTTTCTGTGAGAACTGAGACAGGCTGACGAGGGCTTCACCTTGTCTCTTTGCAGCTTGGATCTTACGCTTGTCGTTCGCCCGCATACCTTCATAGGCAACACGGAGATCTTCATTGATGCGATCGTAGTTTTCCTGCATAGCAGGTACGAGATCAACCTGCTCTACTTTCTCAAACTTACCCGGATTAAAGGGTGTTTGGCTCATGCGAATTGTTGGCTAAAGAACGTTGCGTTCGAGTCATAGATAAAGTTCGACTGCGGTGTGAATGACCTAGGGTTAGAAGCTGGCGGAGCTGCTTTAGGTGCGGAGTTACCTTTACCTTTGTTCTTAAATATGTCCATGTTTCCACCGAAGTCTTTGTATGTGGACATTCCACCAATAGCGGCTGAACCTAGAGCACCAATCAGTGACAGTGGACTTGGCCCTGCCTGCATGGTTGGTACAACAGGTGCAACACCTTGTACAGGCTGCAAGGCAACCTTGCTGTACATATTGTTTAGATCACTTTCTGCTTTACGGCGTAGGTCATTGCCTGCTTCATAAGCCTGCATTCTGGACATTGCCAGTGAGTTGGCTCGCATTGCATTCTTCAAGCCGTATTCAGCCAGAATCGAACGCTCGATTTTGTCTGCGGATTGGCCTTGGTTAGTGCCCCTTGCTTGGAACACACCTTGCTTTTTCAGTAGATCGATGGTGTCAGC